TATTTTATTTATTTAATAAATTAAAATTTTATTTTAAATTTAAACAAAAATTTCCTATTATAATACCAGCAGTTTGTTCACCTTTAATGGGTGATCCTCCTATTAGATCGGGATGCTCTATTTCTAAACCAGAAACTGATTGTTGTCCGGCTAATAAGATTACCACGCGTTTGTATGTTTACAGACCGTGTGTGTATGGTAATTTATTTTTAGCTAATCCTTGTTCCCACAGTGCATATCATGGTGTGCGTGAGAGACAGATTAAAGATTTTCCCGAAGCGTCGTTAGATGTTCAACGGGATTTTAGGAAATTTAATGAGAAATTTCAATCAATTGTTTCTAAACATATTAGTAACACGCGTCCAATGTCATATAGTACTTGGAATTCGGCTTATGATGCAGCCAAACGTGGTCGTAATGACCGCGCAGTTCAAGCATTGATTGATAGAGGTTTAGTTCCACAAGAGGTTGCTTACACTAAGGGTTTTGTGAAAGTGGAGCTATTATGTGGCAAAATAGACAATTATACTCAAGAAATTAGTAACGTCGCGCCTAGAATAATATCTGGGACTGAAGATATGTATGCCGCTGTGCTTGGTCCTTTTACGGCTACAGTTCGAGATATTATGAAAACATTGTTTGGTGGTCAGAAAATGTCTGAACATCTTGTTCATAGTGAAACACAAATTGAACCAATTCCTGGTATAACTTTTAGTTGTGGTATGAACAAGAATGATCTAGGTGAATGGTTTACGAGAACAAAATGTAAACTTAATAATCCTGTAATTTATGAAGGGGATTATGGGCGTTATGATGGACACTTAGCGCAATGGTTGTTGATGCAAGAGCATGAACTTCTTGATAAATTCTTTGTTGATTTAAATGATAAAGTTGATTTGAAGAATTTATTACAAGCGCAACTTAAGACTAAAGGTACTATTGGACAATCTAAGATCGGTGGTTATAAAGAAATTTTAAACATCACTTGTAAAGGTACACGTCGTAGTGGTGATCAAAACACCAGTGTCGGTAATAGCCTAATAAATATCCTAATCTTGTTATATTCATTTTATAAACAATTTGGTGAAGATTTGTGGAATTTGTTGGGGAAGGAATTATGTATAATTGTATTGGGTGATGACTCATTGATGATGATGAGTGAATATTTGAATAAACGGTTTAAACCAACCGAATTTGGTACTGCAATTATTGATCTTGGAATTGATATTAAATTGAATTTTCGGCGTCATTGTGATGCCTCATTTTGCAGTAATTTCTTTGTTCCATGTAGTGTTGGTTTAAGGAATACTCATATAGCTACCCAATTCCCTGGTAAGAACTTAAGCAAAGCTTATGCGTCTACCAAATGCTGGAATAAAATTCAGGAGTCTAATTGGGTTTATCAGCAAAGTATTGCTTATCGTTCAGATTATGCGCATTTGCCTTTTATGTCTAAATATCATTGCAATTTTGCTGAAGTTCCTATGAAAACCGTTGTATTACCAGTTGATCGCACAGAAGTTTTCAAACATACTAGCGTTCAAGGTGAATGTAATGATGACACTTACGTTTGGTTTAGTGAACATTATGGCCTTGACCCTTCTTATTTGGATGCTGATATAGATTTATCTAAGCTAGGGAAACATTTAAGTGATCAATCTTGGGTTAATACTATCATCGATGTTGATGTTTTCTCAAGGAATTCCGGGGGTTTATAAATCGGAATTAAAATAATTATATTACACAACGGTGTACTTTCCCTG